GCAAATATTAATAAATCTCTTTTAAGTTCTTTAGTACTCATTGATGTTACAGAAGATCCCATTTCAGTTCTTAATATAGCTTCTGCTAAATCAACGTCTATATTTCTAGCTGCATTCATTGCGTCTACTTGCATATCAAGTACATCTAATTCATCATTAGCGTTTTCTACTGGATCAAATTCAGCATATATTTTGCTTAATGATGGGTGATATAATGATAAAAGTTTTTGTAAATTTTGTTTTTCTTTAGGAACAATTAAATGTCCTTCATTAAATACAATATGCCCTAATGTTACTTCTCCTTTTTGCTCATCTACAAAAGGTGAATCTTGATTAGTCGCATATCTAATTTCTCTTTGCTTCCCTAGTTCTTCATCATACCATAACAAAGCATGTTTTCTAGTGTGCTTAGATGGTATTGTTAGTGTAAGAGGAGTTAAGTTGTTTGTAAGATAGTATTTTCTATCTTTTCTTTCCCAATTATTTGGTTCTTTTTTAGCATTTTTTGCCATAATATAATATAATTTAATAGTTTATAAAAGTAATAATTACCCCCGTTAATTCAACGAGGGTAAAAATTACATTAATTTTGACTTATTATAGTCCTTTGAATAATACAAAGTTGTTAGCAGCTTGTGTTACTAAACATCTTTCAGATAGGAAGTTAACTTCCATAGCATCAAGAGTTGAAGTAAACGCACCACCAACTGATCCTGTTAACCAAGATTTCATTCTTCTATCATCAGCTTGTGAAGCTCTGTATCTTACATGTAAGAAAGGTCTTCTGATGTTAGTTCCTAAAATTTGATCGTAAACTGTTGAAGTTCCAGCAGGTATTAAAACACCTTCAATAGAACTTGCTCCAACAACACCACCACGAGTAGAAGCGTCATTTAAATATTTCCAGTCAGTTTTGTAGAAGTCATAAGAACCTCTTCTGAAACCAGAAAAACCTAAGTTAAGAGCCATTTCTTCAGAATTTTCAAATAAACCGAAAGCAGTACCTCCAGCAAATCCACCAGAAATAGAAGCTAACATATCGTCAAAATCAAGAGACGTTTGTCTTTGTAAAAATAACATGTTTTCTTCAATAGCTCCTTGAGTATCTAAATTCTTAAGAATTGCATCAAATGAATCAAGTCCAGAAGCAGCAGTAAACCCAGTGTTTACATTACCTCTATCTTGAATAGCAGCAAATAAACCTTGCGTACCTCCACCAACTGCAACAGCACCAGCAGCAGCAGATCCAGGAGCAGAAAGCTCACCTTCAACCATTGACATTTCTAAGTAATCTTCAAAACGTAATCTAGTTTCAGATTCAGCTTTTAAATACCATAAATATCCAGAAGTTCCGTCTTCAGTAGCAACTTCAACCCAACCAATCTGAGCAGTGTCAGAACCAGAAACAACATATTTGCTTCTAAGAATTATTGGCGCATTGCTAAATTGTGTAAAATCAGGATCAACACTAATGTATTGATCACCTCCAACAGCACCAGCAACGTCAGGCGCGTTTGTTACAGATTGACCTTTTGCAACGTCAGAACCATAAACAAATATTTTACCAACAGCAGCCATGCCTTGTAAATCAGCAGCAGTGTAAGGTAAAACGTTTAATACTCCAGTAGCTGTATTACTTGCAGATACGTAGCATTTTCTTTCTTGCCCGTTAGCATCAAGTATAACTATAGTTGATTTAGGTGAAACTACATTTCTAACCGAACCAGCAGCAAGTGGAATTGTAACTGTATTTATACCAGCTCCGTTTCCAATTGCACATCCGTTGTAAGATATGTGTAATCTATTTTGTTCAGACCAAATTACTTGGTCAGAAGTCATTGGCATTTCTGCCCCTACCATACGTAAGAATCCAGATAACGTTCTGTTTCCATAACGTTCTACTTCTTGTTCGTATACTTCAGGTAGGTATTGTTGAGCGAAATCAGCAAAGTTTGCACCTGCGTTATTCGTCCACTGCAAGTAATTACTGTTAAGTAACTCTTGCGTTTGCGATGGGATTATTGCCCCAAATTGCGGTTGTAAAGCCATAATTGTTTAATTTTTTTTTAAAATTTTCTTGTTTTTATTTTTAACTTAGAAGAATCAACACCACTAACTGCTTTAACTTTTAATCCATTAACAAAAACATTACCAGCACCCTCTTTACGAGTTTCAGTAGTTATGTTTTTTGATTTAGCAACTACATCTTTAACAGCATCAGCTTTGCCTTGCTCGTAAAAATGTTGTGCTATAGTATCAGCGTTTCTTGCAGTATACATAGCTTTGTGATATCCTTTTGCATCAGATAAAACACCTTCTTCATTTAAGAACGTCTTAACGAAGTTTGTAATGTCTAATTGATTTTCCACAATTTCATTAGGGTTTTTAACGCCATATCTGAATTTTTTTTCTCCTAACTTAAAATCGAAACCTTCGAAATCATCATTAAAAGTATTTTCAGTTACACGTTTAAACTCTTTTCTTTGTGCGGATAACGCATCTTGATCTTCTTTGTATCTATTAAAAAAGTCTGTAGCTTTTTTTTGATCTTCAGTTACGTTAGATTTCAACTTGATTTCATCGTAATATTTATCTTTAAGATCTGTTAAAAAGTTTTTAGCTTTTCCAATTTCTTCTTTAAAAGCGAGTTTTTTCTTTTTAATTTCTCGCTCTTCAGCAATGTCTTCATCATATTTAAAATTATCTTCTAATAAAAAGTTAACTTCGTCATATTCTAAATGTGGACGTGTTTGCTTGTAATATTCTCTAAGTAAAGATTCATTGTCTATTGTTGAGTAGTCAGCGTTTAACCTAACGTAATCTTCAATATTTCCACCTGTTTTTTCCATAAATGAAACAAGTTTTTCAATATTTTCAGGTAATGGTTTTCCAATAACCTCTGCATCTCTTTTAGATTCTTTGTATTCTTTTGTAGTTTGTTTTACTTCTTTTTTTACCTCGTCGTTGTCTTGTATTTCTTTAATAACATTCTCAACGGGTTTTTCGTTTCCCTGTCCCACTGCTTGCAGTTCCACCTTGGGTCGTTCTTCGCGTAACACGCTTTCCTCTGTTTCTTGCTTTTGAATGGCATCTTTTTGATCTTTTTGAGTTAAGTCAATTTTGACTGGTTCTTCTTTAGGTTTCATTGCTGCTAAATCTATTTTTATTGTAGATTCAGGAACACTTAATTTTTTAGGTGTTTTTGATTTTACTTTAAAATCTCCCTCTTGTTTTACTTCTTTTTGTGTTGACATAATATAATATAATTAAATAATTAATAAAAAATTTATCTAGGCGTAAATTGTTCTAGCCCGAAACCTCCTAAACCATCAAATCCAGCAGATTCAAAGCTTTGAGGTAGTGTATTGTTTTGTCTTTGATTAATAAGTTCTGATTCTTGAGTACCTTGTAATTTTACTCTTGAATCTTTTCTGTTTTCTATTTCTTTTTCTTTTTGAGTTTCAGCACTTGCTTTTATTTGTGCCAATTGCATGTTATACCCAAATTCTTCCGCCATTAATTCTTTCTTAATTTCAGCTTCTTGAAGCATTTTTTTAGTTTCAAACTGTAACTTTGCTTGCTCTATTTGAATAGTTGTTTCTGCTAAAGCTTGTTGTTTTTGCATTTCTGCTGTTGTAGCTTGTTCAGCAGCTTGAGCGTTTGCCTGAGCCTGTGCTTGAATATTTTCTAAATTCTTAGCTTGGTCTTCTGCTGCTTTTCTTTTACGACTTTGTTTTAATAAAGCATTAGCTAGTTTTATGTTTTTTACTTGACGTATATCAATAGCATCTGGTAAGTCTATTCCGCCTGATTGTAATGCTATTTGAATGTTTTGTTCTAATTGAGCTTTTTCTTCTTCATCAGGTTCAAGCTCTAAAAATATACCAAAATCTTGTAAGTTTCTATCTTGCAATTCTTCTAAAGTACCTGTATTATAAGACGAAATAGAACCTATTAAAGCGGCTCTTGTTAAAGGATAACTTAAAGAATCAGCTATTCTTAAAGCTATGTTTTCACAACTTCTTAAAGTTAAAAACAAACCAGCTTGCATAATGTGTCTTAGCGCTGTGTTAGAATTAGCAGCTGCCATTTTTTGTAAACCTACTAAAGCGTGTTGGTCTGGTGTACTAGCATCACTAGCTTCATTAAGTCCAGTTACGTCTCTTATCATTTGTAAATAATATTGATAAGTTTGTATTAAACTTTGTATTTTAGCGCTACCTGCTGAGGTTTGTAATTCTTGTATAGGTACTTTACCTCTATTTAAATCACCTTCTTGTGTCATTGATCTACCAACAATACTACCTGTCTGAAAATACATGTTTAATGCTTCCTGCGCATTGTAATTAGTTCCATTACCTAAATCTACTTCTGCCAAACCATCAACATCTACAAAAACTCCATCTGGCACCATACGTGCTAAAACTTGTTGCAGTTTAAGATGGGTTAATTGAATCATATCAGCAAAACCTGTTATTCTACTTACGGTTGATTCTATGTTGCCCTTATACATTCTAGGAGCACATATAGCATAATTCATGTTAACCTTTGTAATATTAGAATTAGGTCTTGTCATGTTTTCTGCTAACTTCCACTCTAACATCATTTCATGTCCTAGTATTTTGGCCCCGGTATATAAAACTTCAATACTTCTTCCAACTCTTTCAAAATTATCATTAGCAGGCGGGTTAAAGCTATCTGTTTTTTCTAAAGCTTTTTCTAAACCTTGTTCGGTTTGTTTTATTTTAAAAACTTGATTGCTATAAGTCTTATATTCAAAATATAAAACCTGAACTTGATTGTAAGAATCTTGTTGAGCGTAAAAATTTCTAGTATAATTAGCATCGCCAGGATATTTTTCTATTTCTTTTAATTCAGAATCAGTTAGTCCTGGAAATTGTTTTTTAAGTTCTACTAAGCTAATAGATTTAACTTCTCCTGCATAATATATATCATCAAAATTTGGATCTTCTGTGTAGGAATATACTAAATTAGCAGGATCAACATAATTAACAGTAACTCCATTAGCTAGGTTAAAATCTGTTTTTACCGCGCTTATACCTATAATTGCTAAATCTTGTAGTAATCTTCTTTTGACTAGTTCGTATTTGTTTGCAGCTAATACATTTTCAATAGCTTCTTCTTCTGCTATTTCTATAGATTGTTTGTAGCTAAGCTGCATATGTAAATCTAATTCGTCTTGAGACTCAGGTATATTGTTTGGATCATTTGTATTAAAAAAATTCATCCCAGTAGCGTCGTTAGTAGCTTGTATTATTTCTTTAGCATACATATCACGCATTATAGCATCGGCATATTTAGTTCTTTGTTTTAAAGACTCTGGATCTTGAGCATAAGCTTTTATATCAAAAATCTTTTGTGACATGCCATTTACAATTATGTCTACAAATTTAGGTATAATAGGCACTGGTTTCCAATCTAAATTAAGATAAGATAAATCACCATTAATAGATAATTCATCTTTGTATTTTTGTACAGGTTGTTCTCCTCTAGCATATAATCTTAATCTGTGAAAATTTAACCAACTATTTTGGTATCTATTTCCCATGCCTCCTCTGTCTCCAGAAAACCATTCACCTTCAACAGCGCGCCCTACAGCGTAACCGTAGTCATAACTTTGCTTTTCTTCATCAGATACTACCTGACTTGGAAATGAACCAACGTAATTATTGTAAATCATTTATTATATTATTTTTGAACTAATTCCTTCGTTATTATACTTTTTAAACCCTAGTGGTTTTGATACTAATGGCGCTTTAAAAATAGGTGTGTATCTATGCTTGTTACAACCCATGAGTGCTAAACCAGAACTTATAGAAGCATCATGTTTAGTTCTGTTATTTATATCAAATTGAGACCAGTCTTCTAATGTTTTTTGAAAATAAATATTTCCATATCCCTCGTCTAAAAGACCAACGTGTGATTCAATATAAGATTCTATCGCGGCAGCGTGTGCTTGTTTTATGTCTTCACTTGAATTAGGTATTCCACCTATTTCTTTTTCTGTTATTGAAAGTTTATTCCAAACTTTATCTGGCCTATTCATTGCAAAACCTCTATAACCTCTACGTTTAAAATGATAAAGTAGTCTTGGTTTATTATTTTCAGCTAATATAGGCATTCCATAAAATATACAAGCCATTAACACATCTTCAAAAAATATTTCAGCAGTTTGTGGTCTTGCTATATATTCTAAAAAAAACATACTAGGTGGTACATCTTCCATGCTAAACTTTGTTAATCCGTGTAAAGATCCATTAGAACCTCTTTTATCAACTGTTCCTGATATATCATAACTGTCACATCCAAAGCACCCACAATGCTCGTTTCCGGGGTATTTTATACCATTTTTTATTATTACCTTATTTTGTAATTGAATTGGTGGAACCCATGAGACTTTAAACCTACCATTATTATTAGGTAAAAATAAAACTTTTGAGTCTTTAATTCCGTCTTGCCACATAAAAGAACCGTTTGTTATTAACACTTCATTATTAACCCCTTCATTATAATCTATTTGCTGATAAATTTTAGTTAGATTAAATAAAGACATTTTAGACTCATCTCTAAATGCGTGTTTAGTTGTACGTGGAAACTGTCTATAAAATTCGTTTAATCCATCTTGATCTTCTTTAAGACCTTCTACCTCATTTTTCCAATATTCAATAACCCCAATTTTGATTGGTGTTCCATGAGGTCCATGCACTTTTTTTGATGGGGTTTCAAAGACAGGTTGGCCATAAGAATCAATGTATCCTTCGTAATTCCATTCCATAGGAATGAACAAAGAATAGAGTCCTGAACGTGTTTGTCCATTTGCGTTTCTTTTCTTAACATCTGAGTCATCGTATAATTTTTTAAAATTTCTACCTCCTTTGTCTAAAGCATTTGATGTTGATCCCATCATACACTTTCCTATAATTCTAGAACCTAATCTAAGGGTGGTTTTTGTAACACGCCAGTTGTTAAGGATGTTGTTAGGCCTTTCCCATTTTCCACTCTCATCGTGGACGAGGAGTTTGAGTTTTTCACCATCATAGGCATTATCACCTGTATTTTTCCAGTCGATGGTAGTATCAAGCCCGGCAAGATCCTCGGCTTTGTCGGAAGAGGTAATACTTCTTCTGGTAAATTTACTGGCTGGAACCCTGTAGGCAAGCTCGGTCTTTGGACGGTCCATACCGTCTTGGATCGGTTTGAAAAAGAAGGGATAATTAACGGATATCGGTACGACCTTATCTGTAAACATCTTCTTAGCATCGGCACCAGATTTGGACAAAATCCCAAAACGTGCGTCGGTTGATATGGTCGCCATATTAACGCATTCACCTGATGCCATGAACGAAAAGCCTGAACGTCTGT